CAGCATATGTAATAGTGTTAGGAGTAAATACGATTGACTTTTGACCTGCGACTGTAGCAGTTTTTTTATCGCCACTTGTAAACAGTAAATCGCCTTGTAAGATTCCTGATATACCTAGAGATGGTAAAAGCTTTAAACAAATCTTTAATTTGTCAGCTAGAGCACCGCCATGGTTTCTGCTAATATCAGCATTTGTATAGTTTATTTTTGGGGTAACATTAAAGATAGATTTAGTGCCAACAAAGAACTTTTTATTTTCTGGATTGATACCACAGAAGACCGCAGGTGCACCGTCCCATTTTACTGAAACTGTGGATCCGCCTGACCCTCCCTGTAACATCTGTTTGATAGACTTTAGAAATTCAATTGCTGTTTTAGCACCTTTACTTCCATTATTAATTATTTCGTCTTCCAAATGTTCAAGATGTGTATTCTTATCTTCTACAAGATAATCTTGAAATTTCTGCATTACGCACTTTCTCCATTAGTATATATGTATGTATTATAACATAACTATTTATAAAAGTCAAGTAGTTCTAGGATATTTTTAAGAAAGGACCTGCTGTAGCATACTGTTTTTTTGCACCATAGTATAGTATATTTAGAAATTCATTCAGTTTTTTCTTTCTATCCAATTGATATAGCATGTTTATCCATTGAAAACATTGTAATTTAGATGACAATTGAGAGGCTGTTCTATTGTTAGATATCTCTAATTCTCTTGCCATCTTAAATGATGTTTCCCATTTAACTTTGCCAAAGTTAGTTACCATACCTGCGATACGATATCTACTTAATTTTTGTTGTTCGGCAAGATACTCATTTATAGTTGCTTTTGTAAATGCACCTACTTTTGGTATGTCTGTACCCATTCTTCTTTTTAATTGATTCTTTGCTAAGTATGGGTCTATTGCTTCTCTTGATGATACTTTACCAAGTTTTGCAGCTGCACCACTACCTGTCATATCCATTTGTGTTGACTCTCTCACGCCACCAGAGAATGCTCTAACTTGAACATTGACTAATGCTTTATCAACTTTAATTTGAAATGCTAACTCACCTGTATTGAACTCACCTTTACTGTTTAAATCTAAATCACATCTTAAACTATTTTTAACCATGTTGATTTGTTCTACTTTATTACCTTTGACATTTGTTTCTTCTAACTTGACACCTTTACCTAATTTCTTTAATGATATTCCTACTAGATTTCTACTTATGAACTCACTTCTCATATAATCATTTAATGAATCTAGTTTTGCTTCTTTAGAACCAGACATATCACCAATAGATTTTATTTTATTTTGTATCTTATTTTTTTGTGATTTTTTAACAATATAAATGTCAGCAGGATTCCAACTATCTTTTGTTCTTACACCACATTTTTCTATTGCAATTTTTTCAACAAAAGGCATAATACCTTGGTCCCTAGAATATTCATATCCAGTTTTACCTTTTAGAAATCCTTTTAATGCTTCTGCTTGCATTTGAAAAGTTTGAGCCCATCCATCATCAAACTTAGGATATATTTTTTCTATGGCATTACCAGGTGGCATTTTACCTTTTTCAATAAACTGCTCACAAACAAATCTTGTAGCGTTTTCTTGTTTTCTTGTTTCAGCTGCATTGATAGAACTACCGCCTTCACCTGAACCATTACCAAATGCAATATTTAATTTTTGAAGATTTAATACTTTAGCTAATTTTTCTTTTATTCTTTTGATATTATCAGTTTGTTCAACTATTCTAGGTATCTTAATATCAGAAAAATCTTTAGTTGGGTCTAAAACTATGGTACTGCCATATTCTTTTTGAATAAAAGAAAATACGGCTGCAGCTTGTATGGAGTAAGGTTTGTTCTTACCTGTGATGTCGTTACTTGTTTTAGGTCTAAAGTTAAATGCCATACTGCTATTTATATAACAGTATAACTTTTTTGTCAAGCTTTAATTGGGAAGTGCTTTGCCTTTAAATACTACTGATACATTGAACTTATTAGTATCAACAGGCCTTAAAGTATAAGGTATTCTTGAGTCAAAGACTATGACACGACCTTGTCTTGGCCAATATGATTTTACAATGTTTACAATTGGGTCGCCATTAATTCCATAGGGCGTATTAATTGCTATTGCTTTCATATCATCTGTAAAATTAGGTGTCCATAAATCTAGTGTACCACCATCTTCTGGTTGCAAGTTTGGTGTTAAGTTTACAATAACAGTATATGTGTTACCTACTTTAGCAGTAGGATTAACTTCATTAGTGCTTTCATTATATACATCAATATAAGAATCAACAAGGTCAATACCAGGGTTTACTTGTTCCCAAAGGTCTTTAACCCAATCTTCATCTAAGTCAACTTGATTCCATTCTTTCAATCTATGTTTACCTGTCTTAAATTTTTCTATAGCATTTTCATAATATCTTTTGATATCTTTTTCGGGCATTGTATCATCTGTATGTCGTATGACTTGATGATAGTCGCCACCTGTTAAAGCATCAGCACTTACTGTAAAAACTTTACCAGTTTTAGTATCTGTAATCTCAAACTTACTAGGTTGCTCTGGGTCACCTATTGATTCAATATCAAATTTATTTTCGGTTACTTCGATACCTGATTCTTCTAGAGAAGTGTTATCGCCTTCAACCACACTTCCCATATCAACTACTTTCGTCATTTTTTGTCTCCCGTTCTTCTTCTTCTTCAAATAGTATCATGGTAATTAAACTATAAATTGCCATGTCCATTAAGGTATCTTTAATACCTTCTTCTTTAAATTTAAATTCACCTTTCTTGATGAAATTACTTATACGAGCATACTTATCACCCATACGAACAACAGAACCTTTCCAAGCAGAAATACCCGATAATTCTGATAATCGAAAGTTAGCAAAGATATCTTCATTTGCACCATAATCATGCCTTTTTTTATCATGTAATTCTTTTATTACATCTAAAATTTCATAAAATCTTTTACTTTGTTTATTCATATCATCCATTATATTTTTCCTAGTGTTAGGTGTTTAACCACCCCTCCTTGATTTTCCCATTGTCTATATTTGTTTTGATGGTCGCAAACTTTTTGTGCTTCATCTTCAAATTCAGATTCAGTAATGATACTACCAGTTGGTCTTTCAATAACCAACCAGCGAACTTTATCTTTTATCTTAACGAGTTTTGTCTCGTAAGAAATTTTATGTTTCTTTGCAACCCTTTTTTTCATGTTTACTTTTTTGTTTCAGTAGAAGTTACGTTACCATAATCATCTTCAGATGCAGGTTCAGCTTTAGGTTCTTCAACTTCAGCAGAAGCTGGTACATTATCTTGAATATACTTTGCGTGATGAGCAACAATAATCTTAGCATTTTGTATATCTGCATTTAGATTATTAACTTGCTTTTGATAATTACTTACCTGTATGATAGCATTTGTTATGTCAGTACTGAATTTAGATTCATCATACCATTTATCGTTTAGTTTTATAGTCATTTGTTTTCTCCTTTTGGTTATACTTTAAAATCTGAGAACTGTCCCAGTTTTTTAAATTTATCATTAGATGATAATGTCTCTTGACCACTATCAACTAAATCAGTTTGTGCGTTTTGTTCTACATCATAGAAACGCATTTTAGACCTATCGACACCAAGTATAAACTTTCTATTTACAGTTGGGTCGTTATATCTATTCTTTAATTGTTTGACCATTATCTGGTTCTTTTCTTCTAGTTCTTCACTACTAATTAAAGCAAACATAAAGTCTGCTGTTGCAGGAAGACCAAAACTTTCTGAGGTATCTTCTAGACCTACATCACTACTTACAAAACCACCTCTTGTTGTTTGGGTAGCAGAAAAGATAGGAATATCATGTTCAACAGCAAGACCTCTTAATTCTTCAGCGATTGCTTTAATCATTGTATAACTGTTCACATTCGCACCAGACTTAAATCTAGATGAAGTACAGATATTTAAATAGTCAACAAATACAATATCAGGTTTAAAAGATTTCTTTAATGCTAATTCACTAAGCAAGTTTTTGAAATGACCTGTGTGAGCAGTAGCAGTAGGATATTCTTTGATAATTAATTGACCTGTTGTTTTCTTTTGTAACTTATTAATCTTTGTTTCATACATCTTATAAGGTAATTCTTCTAAATCACTCATGCCGACATTCAATAAGTTTGCATCTATTCTTTCAGCAATACGTTCTTCAGCCATCTCTAAAGTTATATACAATACATTCTTACCTTGTAATAAAACAGATGAAGCAAGGTGTGTCATAAACATGGTCTTACCTACACCAGTACCTGCAAGACAAATATTCAAAGTCTTACTTGGGATACCACCTCTTGTAATCTTATTAAAAAACTCTAGGTCTAATTCTAGTCTTTCTTCTTTTCTGTTGTAATACTCATATCGTTCTTTTGACTCAAGTAAATAATCATGACCGACTTTCTGGTCAAAAGATACTGAAAGTGCATTTGATAATAACTCTGGAAGATATTCTGGAGTATGGTTCTTATCTTTACCATCTATGATTTGTATGCCATTTAAAACTGCATTGTGAATAGAACGGTCTTTACAAAACTTTTCTGTTGTCTCAACTAACCATTCTAGATTAACTGGTTCAGGATTTAGAGTAGATAATATATCAGTAACTTGTTTATACTCATCTTCATTAATAGATTTATTAGCATTAATTTCTATTGATAAGGATTCTTTTGTAGGAAGATTATTATACTTATTAACAAACTTATAGATTTCTGTAAACAATACTTTTTCTAATCTATCACTAAAATATTCCTCTTTAATAAAAGGTAAAACTTTTCTACAATATTGCTCATTGTGAATTAAGTTTCTAATCGCTGTTCTTTCAATTCTTTCCATTAACTTCCTTCTTTTAATTGTTCACCAAACCAAGTTCCAGATAATTGTTCGTCAAGTAACACAACTAGAATATCGCCAATATGATTTACAAACTCTTGACTATCTGTATCAGCCATAATTTTGTTTTCAATAACAGTATAATCAAACACCATAGGCAAAGCACCATCTGATGTCTTTTCTTCTTCTGGTCTAAAACCTACATTACCATATTTAAGAACTATACTTGCATATGGTCCACTCATCAATTGAATTGCTGTAAAGTCTTCTCCTGGTTTTTCAACAAAGACATAATCTTCTCGGTGTTTAGGACTGGTCGTCTGGTGTGTCGGTGGTATCTTCGACTTCTTCAATGTGGTCTCCATACTTAAATTCTTTGGCACAAACAGCGTCTAGCTGTTCTAGTATCTCTGGTGTGAAATACTTTTCAGGATTATTATTAATTGTTTTACCAAATGTTTTACTACCATCTGGCAACTCTACTCTCGTTGATACTGATTTAAATATATTATGTTTTAATGCTAAATCTAGTAAACCATAATATCTATCTAAGCCTTTATCGTAAGTTAATCTAACATCTACTACTTTATTTTCTTTTGTTATTCTAGATTTGTAATTTTTACAATGAATAATATTACCAATAATTTCTGTCCCATCTTTTTCTTTTCTCTTTGATAGATAGACGATAGAACTAGCCGCATACTTTAGACCAGACCCGCCACCCATTTCTTTTTGTGGAAACATACTACCGATAACATCATAAGTATGATTTGTTATGATAAGAGGAACTTTTGCCTTACCTAACTTTAATGTTAATACTCTAAAGACAGCTTTTACTATTTGTGCCCTTGTCATATCTTTAGTTTCTTTACCTGCCTGTGTATCTTCAATCTCTTTAGTAGTTGATAACATACCTAAGGAATCTAATACAAGCAATAATGGTTTTCTTTCAGACTTATCTTGAGCAATATACTTATCTAATACTGTTAATGCTTGATGTCTAAATTCTTGAACAGTAGTAACTGGCATTACAACCATACGACTACTATCAATTTGTCTTTCTTCTATAATTTCTTTTGATACAGCTGATTCACTTTCAAAGAATATAACACCGCCATCAGGATTTTGATCTAAGAAATGTTTACACATACCTAATACAAAGAAAGTTTTACCTGTTGCACTTTCACCTGCAATAGCAGTAATCTTATTTGATGGCAAACCTTTGTTTATACCACCACCTAATAATGCATTGAATATATAAGAACCTGTATCAATAAAATCTGTTACATCACCTGACGCACCATCTGATACTAAACTAGCATATTCATTACCAGTTTCTTTAATTACATCTTTCAAAAAATCACTCATTATCTATTACCTCTACTTTATATTCTTTTTGATTATTATACACTATATATAATTGTTTGTCAAGCAAAGAACTCATCTAAATTTGCCTTTCTTGAATTTTTAAATAGGTCTGTTTTAGGACCAAAACACCAAACATTTTCTATAAACATTTTATTCATATGTTCGTCTAGTTTTTCTTTACTAAAGTTACCATTCTCATCATTGAAAACTGCCTTGCCTTGTGGGCGTTGCATAATTCTCATACCAATCTGACCAAGAAATTTATCTTGAAACTTATCAACTAGTTCATCGCCAGAGTAATATCTAACACCATGCACTTTTGGATCCATAATATTCACAAACATATACTTTGATACACTCATAGTTTTTTCTGCAACTGGTAAATAGAAATCATCACGCCATTTATCATATTCATTAAACTTAAACCATGATTGATTTTCTTCTAGTTCGCCACCTTTGTTGTATTCTTCGGTAGAGAAATAAGGAGGACTTGTAAATGCACAATCAATTTGTGGCAGTTTATGATATGGTAAATCTTCAGCACCACAATTCCATATCTTAACTACTTTAGGTTTAGTAAGAAGTTTATTATATGTGGCAATCTGTTCTTGATATCGTTGATATGTATTTGGATTAGGATCACAACCATAATATTCTTCAGCATCTGAAGCAAAGAAACCTGCAAGTCGATCACCCCAACCACAACTTGTATCTAATACAGTTTTAGCATTTGTAATATCATAGATTGCTTTTGCTACAACTGGTTTAAATTGTGTGGCAATATAAGTACCTAATCTAAATGCTGATATATAACTCTTAGCATTTAACTCACCACCAATCAATTCTTCTTTACCTTCTATCATCACCTTTTGAACACCATTGATACCTCGCCATATAGGTCCTAGACATTTCCAGA